AGCATATCTAAACATTTCCAATGATACATTCTATCGTTTAATGGAAGAAGAATCTCAATTTTCGGAAATCGTCTCACAGATGAGGACTTTATCGCATGCTTGGTGGGTTTCTATTTCAAGAAACTCTTTTGCTAGTGGAACATCAAAACAGGTAAATTCACAACTTTACAGTTTAATACTTCGCAATAGATTTAAGGACGAGTGGAACGCTGAGAATAAGATTGATATTACAACTCAGGGTGAAAAGATTGACTCCAATAAAAAGATTGAGATTGAAATTATTAAAAAGGCAATAGATGGCGACCAAAGCAAATAAAGCAGCAGTATCACGGAAGGTGACCTTCGGTAAAAGACGAGTGGGGAAACATAAGAAGTTTAGATCCCCCAAAGATAAACCAGTAAGTAAGTATCGATCTCAAGGATAAAATTATGCCGAGAAGCAAAGTAAGAGGTGGGAGAAAAGCCCACAACAAACGAGTAAAAGATAGAAACGCACAGAACCAAGACAACTGGCAAAAAGCAGTCAATTTCGCATACAAAAAACACGAAGAGTGGAAGGCATCAAAATCAGAACAGACAGAACCTGTGACGATTAAAGTTAAAGAATAACCTTTGAAGATACAAACCACACAGACCTTTGAAGACCTATTGAACCCTGATTACAGAAACTATGTATTTCAGGGTTCTTCTCGTGCGGGGAAAACATATAACATTATTTTATGGATGGTGATAAACATTCTCAATGAGGAGAACAAAGTTTATTCTATTGTTCGTAAGACATTACCAGCACTCAAAGGTTCAGTTCTCAGAGATCTCAAAGACATACTAATAAAATTAGATATGTATGACTCCAACAAATGGCACTCTGTGGATGGTTATGTTGAGATTGGGTCAAACATTATAGAATGGTTCTCACTTGATCTGGAAGAAAAGATACGCGGACGCAAGAGAGATATTTGTTTTGTCAATGAGGCAACAGAAATAACCTATGATGAATATGTCCAACTATCATTACGAACAAGTGAGAGAATGATATTAGATTTCAACCCATCATTATGGCAATCTTGGTTGTATGATATGGAATCACAATCAGACACTTTTTATACTATTGTAACTTACCTCGACAATCCATTTCTACCCCAACAACAAGTTGAAGAAATAGAGAAACTACAACATAGAGATCCTAACTTATGGAGGGTATTTGGTTTGGGTCAGAAGGGTATTCCAACAAGAGTTGTATTCAGTCATCAACAGATATATGATGAATTACCACAGGGAGCAAAACTATTGGGATACTCAGTCGATTTTGGGTATGAAGATCCATGCACCTTACTTCAAACCTATAAACTTGGGGATTCAATTTATTGTAAGGAACTGTTGTATTTGAGGAATGTTACAATCCCCGACTTCATTTATAAAATAAAGGACTTAGGAATCAATCTAACAGACGATTTCATTTGTGATAGTGCTAACCCACAGGCAATATCAGAAATGTCAAGGGCGGGGATAAATGCAAAGCCAGTGAAGAAGGATACCATCTTGTCAGGTATCGATCAAATCAAAAGACACAATCTATTTGTTCATAAGGATTCAAAAAATCTATTAGAAGAATTGAACTCTTATGTATGGAAAAAAGACAAGAACAATAAAAACATTGATGAACCAGAAGACCATCACAATCACTTATTAGATCCGCTCAGATATATTCTACAAATGAAGGTAATGAGAAACACAGGGGTCTATGTGATGTAAAATGAGAGATTAAAATAAAAGATATTTATAGATATGGAAACGACCTACATAGAGCACGAGGGTAAGAAATACGAAGTTAAAGAGCCAACCATAGAATCATGGAAAAATGTGATGATATACAAAGACCTTTTAGATGAGGAAGAGATGTATGTCAAAATGATTTCTGAGGTTACAGGATTATCAATGAAGGAAGTTAAAAGTGCTGACGCACTTGAAATTAGAATTGCTGGTGACAAGTTGTGGAGGTATCTAAATCAGGAATCCAAAAAGTTATTTACCACAATCGAACATAAGGGGATTACCTACAATTTGGTTGATTTGAATAAAGTATCATTCGGTCAATTTGTGGATATTGATACATTTATGAAAAAGGATGAACCATATAAGGTTGCTAATCTAAATGAACTGGCGGGGTATTTATATTGTGAAGATGGGGTTGAATATGGAAACTCTGACATCAAAAAAAGAATTGAAGATTTCAAGGATCTACCAGTGAAATACATAGAATCAGCGATTTTTTTTTTGTTGAATTTGGGAAAGGGCTTGCAAGAACTTACCACACTTTATTCCAAGAGTCCAGTGATGTGGTGGATGATGAGAACCAAAATAGCATGGGCAAGTTTTGGGGATGGTATCAAGCGATTAGTTTCCTCGCAGAAAACAAAGTTTGGAAAATTGATAGTGTTACTAACCTCCCCCTTGTGGCTTGTCTCAATCATCTTTCTTTCCTTATGGATTACAATAAGCAGCAAGAAGAAAAAATAAAACAGATACAGAACAAATAATATGTCCTCACCAACTCCAACCCCAAGTCCAACTCCAAAGGAAGTCAATTTTAAGACACTGGCAACGGACTTCGAAAAACTGGCTAATTTCCACAAACAATTAAATTCGTTTGGATTGGGGGATATTGATCAACTAACCTATTGGACACAATCAAGATTAAAAGAGGATAATACGGAATATCAATCTCCATATTATCCCCTATTATACATCGTTCCATCAAAGGTTGAGAATGACCTACAATATAAAGTTTGGGAGTTCAATACAACAGTATCAGATATTGTTGAAGATTCATTACAGAATAATGAGGACACATTGTCAGACACCTTACAAATACTTCAAGATGTAATATCTCAATTCAGGTTATCCACAACAAATATATTGGGTAATTACTACGACAAATATTATGTTGATGATGATGTTTTATGTACCCCCTTTTTGGGGGAACAGGATGACGATCTAAATGGTTGGAATGGTCTATTGAGAATCAAGACAATGACTTCATTAGACAGATGTGCTGCGGCATTTAATGAATGGACTGGTGCGTCTATCACTCACCCCAACGGAATCAACTTAAAAACATTTACAGACGATTTTAGAATATTGTCGGATTATCACAAACAGATTCAATCTTATGGATTTGGTAAGATGGATGAATTTACCTATTGGAATGAGATGAGGTTGAAGGAAGATAATACACAATTCAACTCACCATACTATCCATATTTTTATGTTATACCAAATGATGTTATACAGAAGTTTGGATTTATGGAATATAAATTTACATTCATTGTATCAGACATTATACAGAGAAGTTTAGAAAACCAAGTAGATGTATTATCAGATACACTACAAATTATGGATGACATATTGGGTCAGTTTAGATTATCTGTTTCTGAGTCATTAGGTAATTTCAATGAGTTATATTATTTGGATACACCGATTGTTTGCACCCCATTTTTAGAAAAATATGATGACTTATTAGGGGGATGGGTTGCTGAAGTAACGATCGAAGTGAAGACACCTCTTGATAGATGTGATGCTGCATTCAATCCATTTGTATCACCAACGGTAACACCAACTCCAACAAAGACACCTGGTTTGGTTACCCCAACTCCGACACCATCAAATACTCAAACCCCAAGCGTAACACCTACGAATACTCCAACAAATACTGCAACCAACACACAAACTCCAACAAATACCGCTAGTCAAACACCAACTCCAACAAATACTGCAACCAACACACAAACTCCAACAAACACACAAACTCCGACAAGAACTCCTACTCAAACACCAAATGTTGTTTGTCCTGAAGAGTTTATTGTAACTAATTCGACTAGTCCTCTTTTTGATAATGGAACTTATTTAAGACAATATTTGGCATCAGGTCAAACATTCCAATCAGGTTATGTTGTAAGTAATTTTGCAAACTCAGGATATGTTGTTTTGGGAACTGCTCCTGATGGTAAAAATTATAGTATATTCCAATATTTTGATGGTGGAGATTATAACACTGTTTATGTTCGTTTTACTACAACAGGAACATTACAAGGATGGCATAGTATGGAACAGGGAAATAATATCTTAAATATTGGTTCAACTTGGATCGGTGGAAGTAATAGTTTATTTAACTTTCCATTTTCATCCAGTCAATTTGTTGAAATTGGTGGAATCAATTTCCCTGCTTCAGGTCAAAATTTACAAGGTTATATTACATATCCAGTTGTTTGTCCTACACAAACCCCAACACAAACACCAACACACACACCAACACCAAGTTCTACACCAATAGGATTTTGTTATTCTGCTGGAACTGGATTTAATGATGTTTCAGAGTTCCTTGTACAATATCCAAGTGGAGAGATGGTAATAGGAGGTCGATTTACAGAATATCAAGGTATATCTCAAGGAAGAATTGTAAAATTAAATAGTGATGCTACAATAAATAGTTTTTCAGCGGGAACAGGATTTGATAATTCAATATTCGATGGAGTAGTTCAACCTGACGGCAAAATCATCGTAGTGGGTATTTTTGAGGAGTTTGACGGTACTATTATTGCTAGAGGTATTGCACGACTAAATACTGATGGAACACTTGATAATACCTTTAATAGTGTATTAGGATTTAATTCAGGTTCTAATATCAATACTCTAAAAATACAATCAGATGGTAAGATTATAGTAGGGGGTGATTTCACTTCTTATAGTGGAATATCTTATAACAATATTATACGATTAGAAAGTGATGGTTCTGTGGATAATACATTCAACATAGGAACTGGCTTTACTAATCAAGTACGGACAATATCTATTCAATCAGACGGAAAAATAATAGTTGGAGGAAACCAGTTATTTGCTGGTGAATTCGGATTAGTTAGATTAAATACAGATGGAACTAAAGATAATAGTTTCTCAACAAATGGTTTTGTAAGTGGTATTGAAATCAGTTCAACTATCATAGATCCTGATGGTAAAATAATGGTGGGAGGAAACTTTAATAATTATTCAGGAACATCAGTATTCAATTTAATAAGATTAAATACTGATGGAACATTAGATAATACCTTCTCAACAGCTATATTTAATACTAGTGGAGTTCCTGATGTAAGTGGTATAAGTAATATTGGAGGTCAGTATTTAATTACTGGTAATTTTAATCAAGTTTTTGGAGTAACTAATCGAGGTATTGTTAGATTGAACAGCAACGGATCTATTGATAATACATTTAATTCAGGAACAGGATTCAGTCCAATAGGAATTTTTGGTACTCAAATATTTAATAAGGTATTGAATAACGGGGTATATGCTATATTTGGTGAATTTACATCTTATAAAGGAACGACAACCAATAGATTAGCATTCTTGAATCAATCAGCTATTTTAGTAAATTGTCCAATCCCATAAGATATGTTTCAACTGGCTCCATTACCTTTAACCCAACAAGCACTTGAAGAATTCGGTAAATTATTTACAGGATACATCAAGAATGAAATACAGAAAAAACAATTTCCCTATGGTAATCCACAGAGGGGATTGGGGGATAAGGTTGCATCAGGTAAGTTATTA